GTAATTAAGGTAGCAAGCATAACTTTTTCCTATACATATGAGATGGAAATATTAAATGTTTGAAAACTCGGTGCTTCATTATCTTGAAGCTGAATATTTATATTTTGTGTAGGGTTCGGGCTTCTGCCAAAAAATAATGTGTAGTTTCTGATTCCAGGAATAGAGTTGAAGCTACCTACTAACCCAGATGTCCCAAAGCCTATAATAAGGCCGCCAATACCATATGCATTGCCTATCGCTACAATATTCTGTTGGAGAGTTGCAATTGATCCTAGGTTAAACTGTGGCGCTGTGGAGGTTAATAAATCGGTAGTCAAATTAATGGTGACATAAATAGGTACTTGAATTGGGTTAGAAAAAGATATGTTATAAGGCATACCTTGAGCATTAAAAACTGTTGTTGTTATATCACCGTATGTTTCAATACCTGCAGGTTTTGAACCTAAAATGGCATTAGCAATATCTACTGTGGCACCCCCTTCCACAATTATCTCAAATGACTTCCCTGGTAAACCATAACTGACATTTATCGTTAGCCCTGTTGTATTGCCAACTACTTGGGTTAATGCCAGCTCTTTGCCTCCAAATGAGCCATTAAAATTAATGACAAAATTGGAAAGAATACTTCCGGTAACCAGTGTTGAGGAGTAACCAGTAATGGCAGTAATAGCGCTTTGGATTTGTGTTGCCGTAGGGTTATAAGGGATGGTGCCAGTTACGATCCCATCTAAGGAGAGTTGAAATGTGCCACTAGAAGAGACACCTGAAATTGTAATAATCTGCTGTGAACAAATGAATAAATTCTCTATGCCTATGGCCGTAGTTACGTTTGGCAATGCTTCTACTTTTTCAACAATAGATGCCAAAGGTCCATTTGCATTTGCCTGTAAATTATTGGCCCTTCTTATTTTGGCCTGGGTATCATTTTCATTACTGATTCCAGTTAAGCAATCCAAATCATTTACAACAGCGTTCCATCCTGATATTGGTGACGCTATAGAGGTCAACGTATTTGCTGATACAAAATTGGGACCTGTGTCTATACAGGTAGCAGACCCAACCCCTTGTGCAGGGGCCCCTTGAGCTGAATTAACAATATTAATATTGGTTATAGTAGATCCATTCTGCATCGTATTAGAGTTTACTACAATGAATGCCAGCTGTTGAAAAGAGCAAGTAGGTTGTCCTGCGACCAACTCTCCATTTCCGAATGTAAGGGTATACCCTTGTGAGCTAATAACAACAGTGGCATCTGTATAAGGATAGAATGCACCATCAAATATATTATTTACTGCTGATTGTACTGATTGGATCACTGCTGTAGTTGCATCAGTAGTGTTTGACGTTATTGCCAATAATGGGTTAGTGATTGTGGCAAAATTAAAAGTAAATCCACTTGTATAATCACCTGTTACTGTTACCGACGAATAGCCTGTAAGCAATTGAACAGCTGTTTGAATTTGTGATGCAGTTGCATTGAAGGAGAGCGCGGACGTAGGCAGACTAACACCCGCGCACTCCAAAACTACAATGTATGTGCCTAATGTCGGCACTTGACTAAAACTCAGCTGCGCTACCTGAGCGAGTGAGTTATAGGGGATACTAGCTGTAACTACTGAATCTGGCATAGTTAGAGTAAAGGCACCCATCGTAGGGTTATTACTAAAAAATATGCCTTGAACTGCATTTACGGCCGGTTGTATCGTGATGTCATTATCGATTGTAAATTGGAGTGGAGGTGATGCATCGTTTTGAATGAAACTACCTGCCTCTACTAAAGTACCTGCGATACCAAGCACCCGTAAGCCATATAAAGTTATTCCATTCGATTGAGTTAACGGAGAAGGGTTAGTAACTGTATGGGATGCAGGAAGACGCCTCAAGTTATTTAAGGCAAGGATATTATCAACACTGGTGCCTTCAGAGCCCCCTACGGTAAAAGAGTTGTAAACGGCTTCAGCTATTTGCCAAACTAATGCTTCTCTCTCTGAAGTAATGCCTGTTACCTGACCTAAGTTGCTAGATGGTGATAAATTAACATTGGCACCATAAATCCCTTGAATGCTGTCCTGAATTTCGTTTATGATTTGCGATTGGCTTTTCCCATTAAATCCTTGAGGAGTTACACCATATGGATATATTGTTGTCATGTGCTATCACCTTCATTAAATATAGTACCCGAATAATCTATATCTCCCATGGTCGTTTGCGCTTGAAAGGAGAGAGTAAAACTACGATTAGGTAAATTTGGTGTAAATTCGAAACTGACTAACGCATCTACACCTGGAACAGAAAGAATAAGATCAATGAATATTGCTTCTATTTTAGCAAGGTCAGGATTCTTAACTAATATCTGCTGGAACCAAGGGACCCCTAAGCTATTGTCTAAAAACCATTCACCTTGAAAGAATTTAATTTTCTGGAGAATGTCCTGCAGAATGGGATTAGTACCAATGGATTGTGCATCGGACGTGAGGACTAAATCTCCATTGGAGAGTTGCCAATCACCAGATGTTTCTAATAAAGATATATCAACCATTATTGTATTGTCCCAACTCCGCCGACTGGTCCTGCTGAGTTTGAAAATGATCCCGGTTCTACTTGGGCATTGGCCTTTATATCGTTATAAATCAAGTTCATAATACCTTGCCAGATGGCGGTTACATTAGAGGGATGGTTTTCAACCCCTGGTGCAGGTTCCTGACTTTCTATAAATGATGCTATTGCAGACCCAACAGGTCCTGGATTTAATGCCATTTTATGACCCCTTCAAGGTAGTAAGCCTTGCTTTTAAGCCATCTACCGTAGTTTTAATATTTGCATATGTTGCTAAAGAATTTAAGGGAGATAAGCCGTAGATTGTATTTACCGTGTCATTTGATAATGTCTGTGCCAAAAATTCTAATTGATTCGTTATCTGGACCAAGAGATCCATTAACTCATTTGTGCTATTAGTTGCAATGAACGTTCCTGCTTTTTGAAATTTGAAAATAGCTTTTCCATTGGTTACTACAAGGTCCGTAGTTTTATCTGTTAATTGTTTAGCAAAAGGCACAAGACCTGGTACGAAGACGGCATCTGCATAGTCATGTGCGCGTGAGGCCTGTGGGTCTACAATTTGTCCGGTGCCAGCGAGATAATTATCAAGAGACCTATCGCAAAATATAACATACCCAATATCATTGACAGCGATTGGTAACTTGATAGAGTAGTCCGAACCCATAAGCATACTAACTGGTACTTGCTGTATAGGTGGAAGGTTTTTAATTTGCCCATCTATATATCTCGTTTTTAAAAGTGGTTGTACGTTTACATTTTGTACGCTATTGATTGCAATGACTTGAGCTGGGAGCATTACACGGGCCTTCATAAGTTGAGTCTGAATGGCCCTTAAGATAATTTCGTCTAATGGTATATTATCTTGTGTAATGTCTATGAAATTTGGATTATAAGGGTTTTCTATTGGGGCATTATAAGTAGTCATTTATTCACCACGGCCCCTTGGGTCACTGTTCCCGAAGCAGCATTACTATTTTGCTGTAATTCTGAAAAATCAATTTCCCTACATTTGCAATAGGCAGACCATTCCCCACCATATGTATCGCCTTTATAGTTAACAACATTAATTACATAATGCCCAGAGATAGGATCGTTCTTATTTGTTTTAAAGTTATAAGAGTATTCTGATGTTATTAATTTTACTAAAACGCCTGGTTGTAACTTAGGGTTTAAAAGAGATTTAAATTCGAAATAGATGCCATTTTTAGTGGGCATCCCTATCATCCCAGACTTAGGACCAATTTCAATCGCAGTAGTAGAATTTACTACATCATTCTGTCTCATAATAATAAGAGAATTATTTTGTATAGACCATTTTAAGCCATTATCTTTACATATTTTATCCAGTAAATCTTTACATGTTGATTTTATTGCCCATCCTCTTGGGTAAGATATATTAGGAATATTAATGATGGAACCTGGGTCTATTGGTGCAGGATTGTAACTTGATGATGTACTCATAAGAGTTGCTATATCTTGTATAATCTGATAAAGCTTTGTTCCAGGAGGGTATGATTTCTCTATCCTTGACATAACAATAGTGCCGCCGCCATCAAAACATTCCATTGAAGTAATAATATCAGGGCCACTTCGTGCCGATTTAACAGCGCTTAATCCTATCGATCCAAAGAAAAGTCTTTCTACTAATCCAGCGTAGCCTGCTTTTAATTCGACAACTGTTCCCGGTCTAATTTGCGATCTTGTCTTTAGATCAAGGTTAAATAATTCAAATTTTGATGTATTAGGACTTCCAACAAAATTTTTCTCTATATCAAAAGTTATTCGTAGTGGGGAAATAGGTTGATTAGATTTACTCCCTGGAAGAGAAAAATTTTGGAATTGTAGCCCTTGGGTGTTAACAATAGTTGACCCTGAAGCAGTAACCTTATCAGTAGGAAGGAATAAGCTATATGACCATGACCGATCAAAAAGAATTTGGGACGCCTGTATTGACGGTATATTGGTTACTGTCATGAGAGGTAAACCAAAAAGTTATTATACCCAAAACTAAATTGAGTAGGTTGAATAAACTTTTGTGAATTATCTATACAATATAAATTGCCAGATAGGATATTTAAAGTTGGGTATTGACTTAATAAATTTATATTAATAAGTAAAGGGATTCCACTAAGTATTTGGTTACCAGAAATATCATCTATATTTAATATCCAACGGTCCATGCGACCGTTATATCTAACCGTAAATTTATAAACAACATTGGATAATGTTATCTGAAAAAAATATTGAAAGATATCCGATCTCAGGGGAATTTGAGCTACGGTATAAGTCGGAATGACAGTTGTATTCATGGCACTCTTCCTGCTGGTAAAATTTTAGTTACCGCAAATTTCTCCCCATTTGCAAAGCCATTAAGGGCGCTGGAAGCGTTATTACCAGTGTCTCTTAATGCATCTGCAATGCCTGGATTCGCTAAAGCTTTTATCTGCACTATTTTTGGTTGTACAATTATTAATTGAGTTAAAGAAATATCGACTAATATACACTTTCCATTTGATGCCTCTCTAGGAACTGAGAGGGAACTTATACACATATTTTCATATCTATATAAAGAAGTAAGGACAGAAAAATAGCTTTTAGATTCTTGTATCATCAGTAATTGTTGATAATTAGTTATCGATGGGCTTGCTGATTTTCCAAATAGGGCACTTATGGCGGATAACCCCCCTAACCCTCCACCGGCCGAAATGATTCCCCCCTTTGGTATTAGTTTAGAGGTTAAGGAGCTAACGGCTTCGGTTAATAAACCTGATAAAGAGCTAATAGGGTAGTCGGTAATAATTAATGTCATATTCAATTCTAGCGGATCTAGAATTATATGATCATTAACATATGTTCCATCTTCTATAGGAAAACGTGTAGCAGTTGATTTACGAGAATGAGTTTCTTTTAATGACGCCTCAAAAGAAATAACGGCCGTGCCGTTTTTTATAAACTGTACTTTCTTTATGGTCCCTATCGCCGCTAAAAGTCCCATTAATAACTCTCCTGCCCTTTAAGTGTTTGAGCTGTAGTCCTAAGAGTCTTATCAAAATGATCCTTTAAAACATCATGGACATTATGCGCAACTGCATTAGGATGACCAGAACCACTTACATTAATCGTTATAGGGGCATTAATAGTCAATGATTCTTCATCAAAAGGCGTAGGTCCTTGATTAACTGAAGAGGGCGACGACTCTCCAAATAGAGGTGCCCCCGCTGATTGATGAGTACCATTATTTGCTTTATCAAAGTCCCTTGCTCTTTGAAGCCTAGCTTTATCTTCAGGGGTTAAATCTTTAGGTGATATTCGCTGCAAAGGTAACGGCGGTGTATTGACTATAGATGGAACTGCATTTAGGTTTTTAGAAACATTGGTTAGAGTGTTAATTCTATTGGCCGGTATCTGTAGAGGAACAGTATTGGTCAATTGCTTAGCCGTATTCGTTTGATTATTTGTAATTTCTTTTGTAATTGGTACGCCCGTAGGGGTAGAATGACCGAATAACCCTTTCATATAATTAGTAGCTTTACTTAGCGGTTCTTTTACTAGGTCGGCCGTTTTAGAAATTGGTTCCTTAATAAAGTCAGTAAACTTTTGCATAGGTCCTGCAATGAAATCTTTTACACCACCAATAAGTTTACCTATCCATGTGTCTTTCCAATCTTTTCCTTGTACAAAAAGCTGCCATAATTCAGTTCCAATTGCTATAACAGCAGTGATACCTGCAATCCACCACCCGATAGGAGTTAATAGCATCGCTATTCTAAGCCATACAAATGCTGCACGGACTAGTGCTAATACAGGGGCCAAAGCACCAATCGCAAAGTTAAATACTGATAGTAAACTTGTAAGTCCACTGATGGCATATTTAATAGGACCTATAACAACGCCTAAGGCAAGCATCCCAACTACTAACGCCGCAACGACAGCAATTGCTTCAGTAATTCTAATAAATGCAGTCTGGTGTGCCTTAGCGAAGTCTATCACTCCCTGTGCAACATAGCGGACAATTGCAAACATTACACCTAAAGCAAATGTGAAATCATAAACCCATTTGCTGACATTTACTTCTATGATCTTTTTATTGGCCTTCCAAAATTCCAGTAAGCTATTTACAGCAGATGTTACCGAAGGGGCAAAAGCAGCTGCTATCATTTTACCAACACCTTCTGCGGCCATTGATAATTTAGACATAGCATTTTGAGC